AATAGCTATCGAATAATCAAAATATCTTTTATTATCAAACTTTGGAAGCTCAATAAAATCGCAAGGATTTTTACTTATTAGCTCGAGCTTTATACCAAGTTTAAAAATTACTTTGAGCTTTGCAACAATATTTTTAATTGTTTTTATCTTATATTCTTGCTTTATTAGATCATTACAAAACTTTTGAATATCAATAAAATTTATCTCTTTTATATCTATTAAGCCAAGAGAGTTTTTAAAATGCTTGTTATAGGTAGCAATATCACTTCTAATAGTAGAAGGGCTTAAAATAAGCTCATAATAGCTAATGTAATTATTAAAAAGCTCATTTAAACACATTTTTAAAACTCATTACAAATCAAAAATCTATCTACAAAACTATCGATATCAGGGGCATTTAAATCGTGTCTATCGTGATAATGTGTAAAGTTGTCTAATTCCCTATCAAGCATTAAATTTTCAACATAGGCTAAATGCTGAACGTTTACATCACCGCCCAAGCTTTTATAATAATTAACCAGCTCGTAATCTCTCATTTTACTTACTGGCTTAACTCTTTTTTCGGTCTTAAATAATTCGTTGCAAATTTTTAATACCTGCTTTTGTTTTAGAGTATTGCCAAAGTTCTTTATTTCATCGCTTACGTTTTCATATTTTTGGCTATCAGTTTTCAATCTATCGTAAAAATTCATAAGTCTGCCACTTATATAATGCTCCAATCTACCATTTAAATAAATAATCTCTTCTTTGTTAAAAGGTAAATTTATATAAATATAATCATCTTTTTTATTCCACTCTATTAATGCCCTATGATCGTTTGTTAAATCGTTTAAATGATAGAAACCCTGCATCGAACTAATAAAATTAATCTTCCTATATACCCACAATGGCACTTTAGTGCGAGAGCTTAAAAAACGTCTTACTTTATGTTTTACATACCACGCAGAAAGCTCATCAAAATCTTGAGTTTCTTTTAAATTTATGAAAGTTTTTTGTATATATTTCATTACATAGCCACTGGGATTATTAATGCTAGTTTGAAAGCCGTTTAATTCGCCGTTTTTCTCTTGCTCGCTTGTAATAGCATTTGTTTTTAGGTTTTGTGGAGCGTAAAAAATATCACTATAAATTTTCTTCATAAAGTCTATTGTATAGGCTGGGACATAAAATAAAGCGTGGATATGTGGAACGCCGTCTTTTTTGTGTGGCTCAAAACATCTTATATAGCTTCTATTGATTTTTTTAAATTTATAAGAATATCGCATAATAAATAAATTCCACTGATGATTAAGAACGGCTACTAAATCAGAAATGCTTAAAGGTGCTGAATTCTTAGCCTTATACTTAACTTCATCAGGCAAGTATTTATAATCAATCGGCTTAAATTTAGAATAATCGCCATTTAATGCACCCCTAAAGCAACCATTAAGGGTAATAGTTAAAAAGACTGGAACTTGAAAATTATCAATCGCAAATGAACTAAATACATTTACACGATTTGAAACTTCAGCGTAATATTTAGGGCTAAAGTTTGCTGACATTGAAATATCAAGCAAATTTCTAACCTGACCCAAACTATTGACAAAAGAAAAAGAGCACATATACTCCCTTTGACTATCAAGCTTTACTTGACAAAGCTCAACATCAAAAGGCGAAACACCGTATAAATTTCTCGTTCGCATAATCGCTTTCCTTAAAACTAAGAGTTTTTTATTAATTTGACAAGAGCCACCATTTGGCGGACTTCGTCCGCACAAATGGTTGGCTTTTTGGCTACGCCAAAACACACTTAGGCGAAGGGGGCTTTTTTAGTCCAGCTGGCTCGTTTGTTGCACGGCTCGAAAAGGCTGGACGAACTAAAAAGCTTATTACTCGCCTTTTGTAGGGGATATCCCCTACACTCCTTAAAACATTAAATTATTTGAATTGTGAGAGTTAAAACAGAGTTAATCTCGCTGTCTTGCTCTACTGAAAAAAGATACTTTAAAAGCCAAATATCTTTAAGGATAGGAACGCCATTTCTTAGCTTGGCGGTTGTTGTTTTATTAATACCGCTAAGAACTAGAACGTCGCCACGCTTTAAAGAATAAGAACTTTTAAGCTCTTTTTTTGAAACAATGGGCGTTAATGATGAGCTTTGAGAAAGAATGTCTTCTAAGATTAAATGTAAGTCAAAATCGATATGATCGGATAGAATTATAGGCTTTAAGTTGATTTTTAAACCAATGTCTTTATATTCATAGCTATCGGTTTTTTGATAATTAACGTTTGATATATCGGTTTTTGAAACAAGGTAAGGGATATTCTGAACCGAACTAAAATAAACTTCGGTATGATTTTTAGCTGTCAAGACTGGCGAAGATATAATTTTTGTAATGCCGTTTGTATCAAGAAAATTTAATATACCAAAAAATGCGCTATCATCGTTTTTAATGATGTTTGAATTAGTAATGTAAGGGGAAGTAATTAAATTTATATAGTAGGCTAAATCGCCGTGGTTAAGTGGCTTAAGCAAACCTTGTAAATTTGTGCCTAAATCTTTTATATCTTTTAAATTTGTTTCGGTAATTGTAAGCTTAAATGTTACTTGCTCTAAGCTTTTATCTATCTTAGCGATAGCGTCTTTCACCTGATCAAAAATATAATCATCGGCTCTAAAGAAAACAGAGTTTGAAGCAATCGCATAGGTAGCATTTAAATCAAACTGGCTTAAAATTTTATTAACATCTTCAACAACATAGTTTTTAAGGTCGATACGTCTAAGATCATAATCAGGCAATTTTTGAGAGCTTACATAGTAGAAATTATCTTTTTTATATAAATATAAATTCTTTGCTTCAAGCATTTTTCTAAACATCGCAATCGTAATCTTTACTTCATCTTCAAATATGAAATAATATTCACCTTGATGGATACTCTCATCGGTTACAATAGCTATATTATTAGCTTTGCTGGTTAAACGTGCGAAATCTAAAAGATCGGTATAAATTTCAGCAGAATAAAGGCTATTTAAAAATAGCAGGGGTAGGATTAATATTTTGATTAAACTTTTCATCGGAAACACCTTTGTTATTTTTTTGGATTAAATTTGCAAAAACTGGCTTGTCAAATACGTAATAGTATTTAACAAGCTCGTGAGATTTTGGCTCGAAATAAAAATATAATGGGCTATGCGTTGAAGAAATGTAAGTAATCAATGATAATGGATATAAGCGGTAATCGTCATCAAAATGGCAATTATCATTTAAGCAAGAAATGTTATATACGTAAATTTCAGGAATATCAATGTTATTATCTTTAGGCTTTTTATTATCATAAAATAGGCTAGAGTTGGATTGACTTTGAGAAGCTCGAGCGTAAATTTTTTCATTGGCTGGGATATTTTCATCATCAGGCTTTTCGACTTCAAACATAGACATAACAATAAAATAAAAATAAAGTAAAAGAAATATAAAGACTAAAATAGCTAAAAGAAAATAGAAGCGAACGAATGATTTTTTATTTGAGCTTTGTCCTGAATGATAAAGGTTAAATACTTCTTCAAAAAATGGAATATTTATAATTTCAAGTTGATCTTTTTTGTAAAGTCTAAAGCTGGCATATACTTCATAACGAAACTTTTTTGAAAATAATTTACGTGAGCTATCAACAGCCTTATAAAATTTCTCAGCAATACGTTTATATTCATTATTTACGAGCGTTAGATCTTGGGTAATTAAATAAATGTCTTGGTATAAATGGCGATGATATGTAAGCCACCAAACTAAAATTTCGTCTTTTTGATTTTTAAAGAAGTTATGACACTCGTCAAGGACAAATACACAACCATATAAATTTAACTCTTTAGCTTTTTCGTTTACTTCGTTATCAGTAGCACCAGTTTTATAAAGAGCATATAAATTTCTTAAGCCAAAGTAAAATTCATCAAAATCAAACTTTTTAAATTTATCGCATAACTCGAACTTAAACTCATTAATATTTGTATAACAAAATGAATAATTAGGTTTCTCTTTTGGCTTAACAAATTTAGTTAAAAAAGTCTTCTTTGGCTCGTAAAGAAAGAGCTGATAAATCATAAATACGGCGTAATATGTTTTACCGCTTCCAGGGTTGCCAATTAGGTATGTAATCATTTTTAAAGCTTTGCAAGAATAAAAGTAATTAAAGTTTCTCGAGCAAATCTAAAAATAACGATACCAATCTTTGTAGCGTAAATAATAAAAAAGCTTAAGAATATAGGCGAGAAAACAGCAAATACATCACAAAAAGCATTCCAAGCGCCCAAAGACCTTAAAACAGCCATTGCAGTTGTGACAAGCCTATCACTACCAACAGAGAGATTATTAACATAATCAACAATGTAGTTAAATTTAGCATATATAAAATTTATTATGTAAAGAACAGCAGTTGCATAAGAAAGGATTAAACCGCCCAAAATGACATTAATAGTAACCATTTTTGAAAAGGTTATCACTTTTAAGGCATAATCAACAACTTTTTCCCATTTAAAGAAGCCGAAAAGTGACACAATTGTAGCTATAATTGCCTGCATACTACCACCCCATAAAAGTTAAAATAAATAGCTTAATTACAGCGAATAAAAGCAAAACAAAGAACACAAAATAAAAGAAATAGTAAAGAGTTTGAGAAGCTGGCGAAATTGCCTTACATATATCAAAAATTAGCTCTTTTTCAAAGTATATTAAATTTACCTTATATTCTAAAGGACAACTAGAAGGGATATTGCTTTTCTTTAAAGACATTAAATTTCCGTCTTTTATCTTTGAAATAGTATCACTTAAGCTAGTTTTTACATCATTAACAAAGCTAAAGCTATCTTCAATGGCTTTACTATAATCACCTTTAAAATTATTCGTATCCTTTTCAAGATCGCCATAATCTAGCTTACCAGCTACCCCATTATCTTCACCCTTACCTTCTTCTTTGCCGTCTTCTTTGCCTTCAGTTTTTCCGTCTTGCTTACCATCGCCTTTGCCTTCAGTTTTTCCGTCCTCTTTTTCATCACCTTTATAATTTGGATTTGGCTTTGTTTCTACACCAAGATTACCGCCACCACTAGAACCATTACCGGCAGAACCGTTATTACTTTTATTATTATCTTTGTTTTTATCCTTATCAGGATTTGGTTTTTCTTTGTCTTTATCGGGAGCTGGATTTTCTTTATCTTTGTCTTTTT